ATTCAAGTCTGTAATTTCAGTAATACCAGTTCTTCCATCTCTGGCTTTGATTGTCTGGTCTACCCGACCTCTGGATATATCATCGTTGAGGACTTTCATTACCTGGGGATCTTTCTTCAGAACATCCAGATATTTGGCTTTGATTGCTGTGGCATTATTCTGAGCCTGCAAAGTCCTAATCACACCCATATGGAAGGGGAGTCCAGTATCCTCCTGAAGTAATTGGGTAAGAAACTCCATACTGACTAGATCACGATTCAGACCAAGTTTCATGGAACCATCTGGAATATAGGCGTTAGTAAGGTACGCCTTCTCTATCGGACTTAACTCAAACCACTGCTTAACAAAAAGGTCTTTATCCATCTGTGCTTTGGCAAGAACCAACTTCCTATCATCATCACTGGCACTACCCCAGGATAACTCAGCATTCTTCTGTTTTCCTGCCAGTTCTTTACTAATCCAGTAATGGTCTTTGATGTCTGGATTGTTATTCAGTACTCTTTCCACACCAGTCATCTCATCATCAAGGTCTTGCATCATGGGTCTATCAAAGTACTGGGGAGGAGTAGGGATAGATCCTGCAGGATTAGGAGATACAGGAGTAACTGGTTCACTCTGGGGAATGGGGATAGCTTCCCTGGGGAAGGTAGGAGTCTCTTCCTTCATGATCCTGGTTACAAAGGCAAGTCTGGAATCATCATCTGTTAATTCCTTATACTGCTTCTTCTCTTCGGGAGTTAGTTTTCTACATCTATTAGTCACAGATTATAACCTCCCCATTGGCATCTTCCATTATTTCAAAATTACCTATCTTCTGATGGGTGGACTCTACCACTTCTGGAGTTCCACCTAATCTGGCCTGCTGCACATCGGTCAGGTCTTTCCACAACTTCCCACTGGCAGTCTTGGCTATACCGGCTTCCTCAATCTTAACCAGTCGTTGGTCGGGAGTCAAGGAATCCCAAGTGGTGGAGATGTCGGTGGATGGGGTAGGAGCCACTTGGGTTGTCTCATTAGTCGGGTTAGGAACAACCGGGGCTTCCTGAGCCATTGTAGACCCTTGAGTGGGCTTTACTACTTGACTAGGTTGAACTGGAGTCACCTTGCTCCCTTCCAGAATCTTCAGACTCTTCCCCAAGGTTCCTAGTTGTGTTTGCAATCCTTCCACATTCCTCTTGATATTGGCTACCTGGGTCTGTTGTTCCTGCACTTCATACCCCACCTTATTCTGTTCCTGCATCTGGGTCAGTCTCTTGGTCTGTACCTCATAAGAACTCTGCCAGACAGCTAGATGCTCAGCAGTATTGTTAATCTTAGTATTCAGTCTGGCAATCTGAGTATACAAGGCAGTTTTACTAGTGGGTATAGTCCTATCTGCAGCAGTTACTGCATTGGCTACCTGAGACTTACCTGCTTCTGTACTGGTAGCCTCTTTGAAAGCCAATCCCTCTGCCTGATCCTGTGGTACTCCCTTGTTAACTAGTAAACTGGTCTTCTGGTCTATGGATTCCTGAACTGCAACTGGCATATTGGTCTTAACCTCCTGGTAAGTTGGCATAGTGGCCTTAGTATCAGCAGCATCCTGCATTATACTCCCTACCTTCTGCTTTACCATGTTATCAGCTTCCAGAAGTAATGGTTCATCTACTTCATAATAAGGTACACTGGTTGGAGATTCTCCAGTAGCCTTAACAATATTCTTCAGAAAGTCACTTCTTTCACCAGCAGTCCAAGCCATTGTCTTGTCAGTCAAGGCATCAATGGTACTCTGGGAAAGGGAGACTCCATAGGAATCTGCCATCTTAGCCAAATTACTCCTTATCAACACACCCATTACTTCTTTACTGGCTTGTTCTCCAGTTAACTTCACACCATACCCGGCTGCAGCAGTAAGTACAGCACTAAGAGCATCTCCTGATATGGAACCTACCTTCTCTCCGGAAGTCATATTATCCCAGTTCTGAATTGTATTGGTAGTACTCCTGACAGTATTTATTGTTCCTGCTGCCATCATAGATGTAGTAGCCAATAGTCTCAAACCAGCTCCTGCCAATCCACTTACTGGAGCTAATGCACCAAAACTGGATAAGGTAGCTATATCTGTTAGGGGGTCATACCATTCCACATTGGGTTTCTCAGGATTAAATACCTTCTTAGCTATGGTAGGAAGAACACCCTCTATGTCCTTACTGAAGGCAGACATCTTATATGCCCCTTTGCCATACTGGTCTGTGAAAGCATTTGTAGCTTCAGTAGTATGTTTCATATCCTGGAGTAAAGTTGGATTTGGAGTAGAGTCAGTACTACCTGCAAAAGCCTTATTAGTACCATAGTTAAAGGAACTGGGGTCTCCATAATTAGTCCATCCCTTACTGGCATAATAGGCTTGACGGAAAGTTTCAAAGGAGTACTTTCCAGAGTTAGTCTTGGGTAGGGATAAGACTGTACCATCACCCAAGGTCATCTGGGTTGTATTATCTGTGGGTACTGGTTTACTTTCCCCTGTTGCAGGATTGATAAAGTTGTTAGCTTGTGCAGTAGTTTCCGGGGCTTGGGGTAGATTAGGTTTGGGACTGGCCTGCTGGAGTATCTGGTCTATCTGGTCATCAGACATAGAGGGAAAGGCAATCTTCATTTCATCATAATCCTTGGCATAGTTGGAGACTACCTTCCCAGTCTTATCATCAAATGTACCCATGTATTCACCTTTGAACCAGACTGTCCCATCATCCTTCATTGTAACTGGAACCATTGCACTGGTCTTCTGGTCTACCATGACCTTAGTCTGACCTTCGTTAGTCTTGGCTAGTTGGTCTCCTACCCTCTTGACCAACTCATCAGGAGCCAGAACATCTGCACCTGGAATACCCAACTCCTTGGCTCTCTCCCTTAGTGCATCCACAGTCTGGGTTTCCTTGGACTGGAAATCCATTATATCCTTGCCTTCCTGGGTAGGCATAGGTGGATAAGCCTCTTTCAGTGCATCACTTATCTGACTTACATTCTTACTGAAGGCTACTGAGGACAGGATGTATTGTGGAGATACATTGGCCATAGTGGGACTATTGGACACATCAGTGAAGTTGGCTGTCTCTGAACTAGGAACTACATTGAAGATATCCCCTGAGAGCAACTGTTCTCTGGAAGCTGAAGCTACCTTGGCAGCCATGTTAGCAAGGTAGACTTTATCCGCATTGTTGAAATCCGAACCTAATCCACTTGGTAGATAATCAGACTCCTTCTGCATAGGCTTCCCGGCCAAAGCAGCATTAAGCATATTTTGTTCTATATCGGGTAGGAGATTAGTTACCTTCTGAGACCTTACCAACTCCAGGTACTGCCCCGCAGTATCATTTAATTTCTGTTGTGCCTGTGCAGGTGTGAATCCATAATCCCAACCAGACTGCCAGGGTGTAACTGCTGATACCAGATTCCTGACAATGGGGATATTCCGGATAGCCTTCTCCACCGGATTGACACCTTGCCAAGCGGTAGAAGTAAACTTTTGGTTATAAATCTGTTGCATCTGGGTCTGCTGTTGTTGCAGATCCTGCATCCTCTTCTGTTCCTTGTCCCCAAAGACTGTGGGAAATCCAGGAAAGGCAGTAGGATTCTTGGGATTAGTATTACCTGTAGTCATCTAGACCTCCTACCTTAGACTAACTGTACCCTGACCAATAGCCTTCCTCATATTCTGAGGTGTGAATCCACCTACAGTCTCCGGTGCTACTACACTGGGTGATACAGTAGGAACTGGTTGTGGTGCTCCTGCCTGTCTTGCCTGCAGTGCATTACCCTGTTGCATAGGGTTATTGGCTTGACCAGGAGCCGGTTGACCCATTTGGCTCTTTAAGACTTCAGAAGCCTGTCTAAAGAGATCAGCCTGATCCTTATCCCCCACACTATCCAGGTAATTGGCATGTACCACATAACTGGCAATCATCTCCAGTTGTTTACTCATTGGGTGCTCCAGCATATCATCAAGTTGTTTAGCTCTGATGATACTCTGGGGATCAGGGAATTTATAGACTTCAGACAGAAGGGTAGACTTATCCACATCTTCCCTTATCATTCCTCCAATAGTGCCTCTTTGTAACCAGTCCACTGGAGTAGCTACATCTGATTCCACAACTACAGACACATTGTCTGGGATATCAGCAGGTTTAAGTAACTCGATGTACTTTCCTTTAACCTGGAAATTCTTCTTTGATAGTTTAAGATTGCTCAACCAGAAGTTGTCTGACTCTGCCAAGACAAAGTGTTTAGCCTCCATGTAAGGATAGAGGATCTGGTTAGCCGAACTACTGGCCAAGAGGGATAGAGTATATCCTGCCTGACCCTCAATCATACCAAAGACTGCATCGTTGAAGGAACCTTTCTGCAACTCTCTCCTATGTTCAACCAAAGACTCAGATAAGGCCGGGGGTAACTGGGCTGGAGGTAGTCTCTGAAGTCCCACTTCACCAGGTGCATAGTGGAATAGACCACCTCTTTCTCTTAGTTGTTCGGGAGTAGCTTGTGGATTAGCAGTGAACTCCTGGGTAATTGGTTGGGCAGTATCCCTGAGAATCTGACTGACCATAGACTTCCACTTATTGAAGCTGGTAGCCACAGTCTCATTCACTTCAAATATACCCTTGCCAGTCAAAGTTCTCCAATCTTTACTTCCAGGACTAAGTGCTCCCCTATCCGGATATCCACCTACAGGAGCTACAAGTAGATTCATCTCTGGTCTGGGAACCCAGCCTGTAACATCTCTTCCATCTATCAGGACTATATTCTGCCATACCCCATTGACTAACTGGAAGAAATCATTAAGGACTACCAGACTATTCATACCTCCCTTACTGGTAGGATTATAGTTCCATCCATTATCACTGGCCTTTGTTACAGCTTCAGTCTGGGTAATGGAGTAACTATGAACACACTCAATCATCTTATCATTGGCGTAACTCGGATAGGTCTCATAGGGATTCCAGACTTGAGCCTTCATCATTCCTGTAATGGGATCAAAGGCTGTGACTGTAGCATACCAGCCAAGTGTTAGAAGATAGAAAGCCATATCGGAAATGTAGGACTGGTTTCCACCCAACTTCCTGTTCCTGTCTATCTGATGCCACATATACTGACATCCCCGGTGGACTTTGGCTCTATTATCCAGATCTATGGCTGAATCTGCTATGATAGGAATGTAATGACTGATAGTTCCCTTTGTCAACAGGTAATGAGCCATCTGGAAAAAGGTAGCAGGTTCATTGGAAACATAAGACTCCATACCCTTTGCCGATAGTTTATCTATCAACACCAGGTATTCATACCATTCCCTGAACTTGGTATTTCTCTGTTGCCAGTAAGTCTGTAAATTACTAACTTCACCCATTACCTGGGAAGGTTGCAGGGTTGTCTGATTAATCGGCATATACACTCACCTCCTATTTACCTAACGGTAAGGCTTGCAGTAGGGCAATAAGACACAGGATTAAGACAGCTACCCAAAGGGGTAACTTTCCTATTGCCGATATGATGGTACAGATGAAAGCTGCAACTGCTAAAATTACTAAGACTGTTAACATGATAAACCTCCTAACCTTTTTCTAAATGGGCAATAATAAGACCCAGGATAGTGATTAACAGAGTAACTATAACTCCTCCACCCCAAGTCAGTATAGACCTATTATCCTTCTGTTTTGTTTCAGTAATACCCATTCGAGATAACAGACCATTATTATCATCATGGACTTCGTTCTCCAGTCTTTCTACTCTTGGTCTTAGGCTCATAAGTTCCTTGACCTCAACTAATTCATTTCTTACAGCAGCCACATCTTTTACAAGACCACCTGAATTACCTACTCCCACCACAATAGTTCTCAACTCCACAACTGTATCGTGGGTCTCCTGAATCAACTGCATCATTGTCTTGTCGTTCTGTTCCATAAGACCTCCTTTACCATGCCCATCCACTAGATGCACCCTGGAATCCTCTGGCTACTCCCACTACCTTCTGTACTGCTATTGCAATCATGGTAGCCATTGCCAGATCATCAAAGGTCTGGGCTGTGGCTCTATACTTGATGTACCGGAAAGACCTTAGTTGTCTGATCAAATTCAAATCCCAGATATGCAACATATGCAGATGATCCTTGGTAGTAGTCATCATGTACTGTCTGGTCTGATCATTTGTCCACCATCCACGATTGGTAGTCACCTTCCCTGATACAAAGTCCCTTTGATAGTATATATTCGGGTAGTCCATCATGTGACCAAGGACTGCATATCCAGTAAAGTTCCTCTCTACCGCTACCTGAGCATTATTATACCACTTCCCCATCTGCTTTAATACCTCTGCAAATAGGTGGGGTTCCATCCTTGCCTGAAAGGTAGCACATACTTCCCACCTGCTATTCAGTACACAGGCTGCAGAATAACTCCCACCCGGTGCTCCTGCGGATGTGTCTGCTCCTATGGTGTAGTGCATCTTTTCCTCAGGGGTCTTCCAGTACTTCCAACCGTACTTGTGAACTTCTCCATCGTAACAGGACTGTGATAGGTTAGTCAACATCCCCACATCGAATACTGGGTCTCCCACTGTGATGAAGCAGGACAGTTCATCCTCCGGAAACTCCTGGAAGAATAGCCCACCCTTCTCCGCAATCTTCCACCGCCTCCACCTTATCTGGTCTTCAGTGATGTTGAATCTGGTAACTAAGTCCAATTCTTCCCCGGTTAAGTGGAGTACACCTCTGTCCTCTAGTAAAGCAACCTCTGAATCCGCACTAATTCTGTATTGCTCATCCCACCACCAGGGGAAGAAAAAGGGCTTATAGGGAGACTTGCCTTCTCTGGCTTTCACCCACCTATCATAAGCTATGTTGCCTTCACCATTGGGGGTAGTCTCTATAGTTAACTCCCCAGTAATTGGCACTGCATCCTCCATGCCCACTAGAACCCTTTCACCATCTTCCCACCAGGCCAGTTCACTTGCATGGGCTTTGCGGATGGTATCTCCCCTGCCGAATGCTCTTCCACCTGCAGTACCAACATAGATAGAACTGTGGAGGTCTGGGAAAGACTTTTCACTTCGGGATTCCGCACCTAGGGCTGGCTTGGGGTTGTCCATAGTTTCATAGTAGAATTGCACCCTATCTAGCAATCGTTGGGTTGCATGGGTCTCATGGGACACTATGGCGCATGTGGTATGGGGGATAAGAATACAATCGGTAAACATATCGGCTAGGATGCTTGAACTTATGCCCATTTGTCGGGCTTTGATTATGATATTACGATTACCCTTGTGTCTGGCAAAGTACTCCTGTACTTTATTAAACTTGAAAGGGACTACTAGCCCCTCTTTGTTATCTATCTTCAGTAGACCTTCAATCAACTTGGGTTTATCAAACTTCGGTAAGGTAACAGTCATCTAACACCATCCATCAGTTTCCAGTACAGCCAGGTTGTTACGAAACCTAGAAGCAAGGTTAGGGCTAGGCAGATACTGAATAGCAGCCATTGCTGGGAACCAAGTACCACACCTGCTACCAGAGCTAGAACATACTCCAGTTGAAGAAGACCTGCATATATCATCCGGACTCGGAGGCTTTTCATCTACCACCTCCAAGGTCATCTCCTTACGGTGTTTCTCCACTATCTGGTTCTCCCTCTTCTGGATGGCCTTCTGACAATTGGGCATTAGGAACCTCCCTGTTATCCAGTACCTCTACTGGTTCCTGGGTGATAGTCAATGGTTCTGGAGGAGCCTCTTGGAAGAACTGACCTATTCTCTGGTTCCAGGTTAGGGCGGGGGTAGTAGGTTTATAGTCCAGGTCTGATACCAACTTGGTGTACACATCCCTGGCTAGATTAGTCTTAACCAGGACATATTCCCCTGAATCCAACTCTTCCCCAATCTTATTCAGTATCTTCTCTTCCAGAAGGATAGCTGTGAGTTGGTTATCTCTCCTCAGTAACTGGATAGCTTCCTGCTTATGTTCAGATACTAACTCATCTACTCTCCTGGAGATAGCTGGTAATACCCCATCTGTACATCTCATCCAGGTATTGTACTGTCCCTGGGTGACCTTATTCAACTTCATTGCAGTACCAACATCTACATCTGCTATCCTCATCAGGACATAACGCCTCTTGTTCCCAGTAAGACCTTGTAATTCCTCTTTGAGTGTTTTCTTCTCTTCCATAGGAACATCATAGAATATCTGCAGGCTATTTGTCAATGGGGGGTATATTTTCACTTTTACCCCTTGACTTACCATTAGAATTGTTATATGATTTAGATGTGGGGAATAGAAAGATAGATACCCTTATATATAATAATATAAGTGGTTACTACGGAACATTATGTAAAGGAGAGTATGTTATGAAGTTCATGGTAGCAAAGAAAGATGTCAAGTGTTATGGTTGTGAAGCCTTGATTGAAAGAGACCAGAAGATGGTTCTGACTTTCATGAAAACTCCAACATTCAAGAAGGTGTTTACTTACCATGCAGCCTGTTATCCAATCTGGTTTCAGAATATGTATCAACAGAAACTCCAGAACTGGTTGATGGGTGGTACTGCAACTCCCTGGAAACATAGAGGTAGACCACTGACAGTAACCCAGAATAAGGAGGAACAATTAAATAGACTGAGGTCAAATATGTCTTACCATAAGAAGTTGGGACATGAAGCCAAGGTACTTGGGATAAAGAAAAAGATAGAGTCTATATTACTAGGTAATACAGGTTCAACTAATCTAATGGGGAATACGGAAGTAGAGGATAATTCTAATGGGGAAGTGGAGGAAGACAATGGATAAACCTACACCCAACTTTCCCTGGTTGTCGGAGGAAGAGTACTCCAAAGCTAAAGGACAACTCCGACTCCAGATAGGAGGAGCACTCCATCCCCTGAGGATGTATGGCCAGGATGTATATGTGGACACTGCAGTGGACATCATACTGGATATGGCGGAGGATTTTGGACTGAGAGTCCGGGGTTATCCCAGACCGATCTCCTATGAACTGACTGCAAAGAAGAGATTACTGAAGAACTGATTATCATCGGTATGGCGGTGGCAAGGGTTTTTCATCCATTCCCGAACCACCCCATACCAGTTAACTACACTGGTACACTGGTCTAGTTAGTCATATATGCTCCTTTTGTTTTTTCGGGGTAGATTTTCTCTGAGAGCAACTTCGCCTAGGCAAGGCAGGTGGAGAATCGAATGGGTGGGAGGATACCCCTAGACTATCGGGCAGGGGAGACTAGTTGACAAATTGATTATTGAACTAACCTGCATTATGTATAGTACGATAGGCACAGACTTACCTGACATAATGTACAGACACACACTAGGATAGACAATAAGGGCATTGTGTCTGATAGGCGTATAATGTGAATTAGCTACAACATTATGTCAAGTACAGATTGGGCATAGTTCAAGTGTATCCTTGTGCTATTGGCCCGCCCTTGGTCATTGTAGCGATTAAGTCTATCACATATGCAGTGTAGATTTATGCCTAGTATGTAGACTTCACTTGTAAAAAGCTTGTTCAATCGACAGATTCAAGGGCACAAAAAAAGCCTTGTCTAACCAATCTAAACAAGGCTCTAATTGTGGGATTAGTGGAAGACTATTTTAGCTCTCCCTCCCATGGTGAAACCACATAATTATTGCGGGCAAGTACCCTCATTGCCGAATCTCCGCCTATGGCCAATTTTAAGTCTGCGCAGGCCATTGTAGCATTGGCATAGTGCCCGACTACCGTCAGGGTATTACCATCGATCCGCTTAACCTCTATGGCACGTTTGGGGCTATTGCCGGATACCTTGGATGTGCCTGTGCTATTGGCCTTGGTTGTCGAAGCGTGATTCACTTCAACTTTCCAATTCCAAACTTTGGTCGTTTGTTGTACCATCTCGGTAACGCCTTTGACGGTTACGGCCTGAGGTTCACCCACTGGCACTTCAGTCTCTGTCCAAGCAAGGTAGACATTGTGAATACCTTCCGGTGCATCGGGCAGGTCAATTAGTGCCTTGATAGCTTCAGCAAAGTCTACATTGTCTTGCGCTTTTTTAGCTTCATTGGCTCTGACCTCCAAGATACCATCTACCGTCTTGACTAGGCTGGCATTGGAGGCGTATTTAAGCTTTAATGCCTCCAAGTCTTCATTGCTCATAGCATTGATAATGTCATCCATTTTAGTCTCCTACCTCTATTCAATTCTAAAAGTACTAGGTCTAGGACTGGTCTATCACTAGCCTATTACTATACTACCATACCTGAAGCTAAATGTCAACAACTATTTTACCATGATTAAACAAGCCTGAACCACATTCTGAAGCTAAATTTGGCCTGGGTTCCAGGGGATAGTTTGAGGAGGTCTCTTGTGTCTGATTGGTAACATTATGTAAAGCAGGCTCAATGGTCGCAGGTAGGCTTAGACCCCTATCCAGATATTGATTAGGCATGGCAGGTACTATATAGTAAAGATAGCTAAAGAAGGGATATTGATCCTGCTTTAGACTATGGCCGCAAGGAGGAAGATTCAATGAAGACACTGAAGAAGGAACAGACTGCCATGCTGAACAGGGTTATCCCTCCAGTTATATGTGGAAGGACAAGTGTACCCTGTGGACAAAGGAAAGCAGACAAGGGTTGCA